CTATCGACAAGATCGTGAAGAAATCTGGCGGTGTTGTCTACCGCACCAAGAACCGGCCCCAGGGTGAACTCCCGTTCACTCAACCGCTATTCCCCAAGTAACGCTACCCGCTCGGGTGGCATAAGGAGAACATATGGTTGACTCGACCAATCCCATGAACCTAGCCATGCCACCCAAGCTAGGGCCGGAAGAGAAGGCCGTCAAGGCCCGCGTCAGTGGCACAGAGATGGCGCGGGGCATCCTTGCCTCTGCTATCCCTGGCGCCCCTGCCGTTACGGGTGAGGGCGTGCCTGACCCCCTGGACGCCATCAAGGCCAATGATGCCGCAGTGGTTGCACGCCAGGAACTAGTTGCCGGCACGTCATTCGTGCGTCAGGCCCAGGCTGCAGCCAGCACACAGAACTTCCTGATGTCTGCTGTGCGTAGTAACCGAGTCGAAGAACTCGCAGGCAAGCCGGATCCTAGCTTCAAGGTTGATACCAAGCTGCTCTCGAACATGAAGGAGGATGATCAAGACTTCCTCCTGAAGGCGGTGAATCAGCAGGACTTTGAGCGACGTCAGATGGAGCTGGCGGACTGGCGGGCAGAAGAGGAAGTGCTGATGCGCAATGGCGTTGGTACGGCCTTGTTAGCAGGCTTCATGGCGGGTCTACCTGAGGGTATGGCTAGCGGCGCTGCCGTTGCCAAGGGCTTTCAGGTCGCTGGCGTAGGTGCCCGTATCCTGGCTGCACAGGGCAAGCGCAGTGCTGCCATTGCTTCCTCAGTGGCTGAGAACGTGGGCGGCAACATCGTCATGACTGGCGCCCAGGACTACATCGACACCCACGTGGGCGGTAGCGACTACATCATGGGCGCTGCTTTTGGTGTCCTTGGTGCTGGCCTGGAAGGGCGCAGTCTGATGGAAGCTGCCCACATTGCAGATGTCAGGCGTGGCCTGATTGACGCACAGAACGCGGCGGCTGAGCGGGCGTACACCCTGCACGCGAAGGCAGAGCAGAACCTCGGTGCCGGTGCTACGCCAGAGGCAATCAAGGCCGAGGCGGGCCGTATTGAGGCCCAGGAAATCCGTGAGGTACTGAACCCCGGCGCCGAACTTCCCCCTGAGCGGCATATCCTGCCGATGGAAGAAGAGAAGCTGCGCCCGGACGTGCCCGAGAAAGCCCCCGCCGAGGGGCAGGATGGTACCACCAGGGCGCCCGAGGAAGTTGCCACTGTGGTTACCCCTCCGAAGGCGCCCGAGGCCCCTGCGCCCACGTATACCCTGCCGCCTGAGCTGGCGGGAGCGAAGCCGAAGTGGAAGACATTCGATGTCAACTTCGCCAGTGACGCGGACAAGGCCCTGTTCATCACCAGTCAGACTAAGAAGTCTAAGGCCGATGGTCAGTACCGAGACTGGCTGAAGTCACAAGGGCTCACAGACGAAGACATCAACGTCTACGGAAAGAAGATCAGGGAGAACATCAAGGCCGCAGAGAAGGCTAATGCTTCCCTCGATGATCCCATTGAGGCACCGAAGTCCTGGGAACGCAAGACGTACCCCGACACTACACTAGCCCAACAAGCAGCAGTCCTGAAGTCCAGGCTTAATCCTAACGATGAGAGATCGCCATTGCGGGATGAGTGGGCGTATCCACAGTTTGCCCAGTTGACCAGTGCCAACAAAGACACACAGGTGTTCAATGACATTACAGTCAACATGACACAGGGCTGGATTAAATCCGGCACTGAGTTGTTCGCCAAGGCTGCGGGACTACACGTCAACCCTGCCCTGGCTAAGAATGCTGAGGCTAAGACTGTAATCGCCACGGTCAAGGCGCTGATGAAGATGTTGCCTGAAGGCTCACGCGTGTATCTGTCGGAGGGGAGGGTAAAGCCTGCTGGCACCGAAGGAGAACGCGGTGCTGTCCATAGCTTCGGCAACACCCATGTTATCTCACTGAACCCGGCGGAACATGGGTGGGCGCAGATGCAGCGCACCGTCATCCATGAGATTGGGCACGCAATCTGGCACTCTCATGCACAGAAGATTCCGGCTGACATGCGTAAGCGTGTGGAGACGGGGTTTCTACGGTTTGTGCATGAGATGCGGACAGCAGACCCGGATGCTCTTACTCGGCGGTTCAGCATTACTAGCCCCGACGCCCAGCGTCTAGGGTCGGGTAATGGTCTTGCTATGTCCCCATACGGGATTAAGTTCGATGAGTACACCGCCGAGCAGTTTGTCAAGTGGATTGAGAAGCAGGTTACCCTTGGCAACAAGGAACTGTCATTCCCCGCCAAGGTTATGGCTGATATCAAGCTGTTGGTCAAGGCGGCGGTTGGGTACTTCACTCGTATCAACAAGGGAGACCTTGGAGTTAAGTTGCAGGAAACTGGTGAGGGCATGGATGAGTTCTTTGATGCAGTGATCAAGGGCGAACTCAAGGCCAACGTAATCCCCACTAACCAAGGCGTTGGCCTAGATACAGAAGTATCCCTCAGCACACCACTGCAGGACAGCACTGGCATCAGTCTTATGCCGATGGAGTCCGACGCCCAGAAGGCCGAGGTAGTCGCAGTCACCAGTATCTGGGAGAAGGCCCGCCGCCTTGCCCCAGTAGTGGATGAGGTCCGCCTATCCAAGTTGATGAACACCAGTATATTCCAGGGTGCGCAATCCGCAGCGAACACAATGCTGCGCTCGGTTAACCCTGTGGTGCGGTGGGTTGCAAGTGAGATTCTGGAATCCCCGGGTGGTGCCGGCGGCCGGCGCAGTACAGCAGCCATTGCCAAGTACATCAATGAGCGTGCCTACCTTGGCAACAGCCTGAACGATGTGCAGTCGCACTATGACACCTTCCGCAAGAACCAAGGTCAGACTATCATCGGAGACTTCACTGATGGTAGGACATGGCAGCGGTTCAACCGTATGGTGGCGGATGAGGTAGAGAGTCGCAAGCCCGGCGCAACGCCGGTAGCTAGCCCGGCAGAGGTCAAGGCAGCGGCTGATTCCCTTGAGGCTGCATATGAGCGCATGCGTGTGGCACAGACCACGGCAAAGACCATCGGATGGGCCAGCCTTCCTGAAACCAGCGTAGGCTACATGCCTCACAAGCTCAGCCCTGAGAAGGTGCTGAACATGACGCTGGAGCAGAAGAAGGCCCTGCACTCTGCACTCACGGACCAGTTCATTCGCATCGAAGGGTGGGACATGAGCTTCGCGGACAACCTAGCTTCCCGTTATATTGACGTGGTTCACCGCCGTGCAATGGGAGGCTTCGATGTCCCGGTGGGTGCACACCAAGTCGGCGCTGCTGATGCGGTAGAGGATGCACTGCGGCAGATGGGGATGACCAAACCCCAGATCACGGCCACGATGAAGAAGTACCTTGCTGGCGCCCCTGGGTATACGAAGCGTAGACTTCGCCTGGACCTTGGCGCCAAGTACGAGATGCCTGACGGTACAGCGTGGTCACTGATGGACTTGTTCGAGACTGACCAGTTCAAGCTGCTCAGGTCACAAGCTGCCCGCGTGAGCGGGGAGACTGCACTGGCGCGGCATGGCATCATGGGTAAGGCGCACCTTGCCCTGGTACGTGAGGCTATGACTCGGGGTGGGGATGGCGAACGGGCTACGGCACGGGAACTGCAAGCCTTCGATCAAATCTGTGCCGAGTTCCTGGGCGAGCCCTTTGGTACACACAACAAGATGGTTGACCGGGCCATGCAAGCCAACAGCCTGATCCGCCTTGGCGGAATGGGATTCACACAGTTGGCTGAGACACTGAATGGTATCGTGTCCGTTGGCGCGGCAAAGACCATGACTGCGATCAGCGGTATCTCTCGCCTGCGCAGTGAGATTCTCGATCTGGCTGCTGGCAAGACGGTAGACAACCCATTGTTGGCTAGCCTGGAGAAGATGTCTGGTGCAGAGTTCGGGACGGATGCGTACAAGATCGTGTTCCCCTTCGACAACGGCAGCATGCAACACCAGACCTACGGGTCTGATACGATTACAATGGGAGATAGGCTGCTTCGCGGGGGCTCGCACCTACAATCCAAGCTTAGTTTCTGGCGTGCTATCCATAGCGCACAGCAGCGGGGCTTTGCCGAACAGATAGTGCGTAAGTCTATGGAGTTCATACAACAAGGCAAGGACATGGATGTACACCTGAAGGATATGGGTATTAGCCCAGAACTGGCGGAGAAGATTAGGGCAGAACTACCTAACATCGCTACCTTCAACGGCGCTTCTATCGATAGGCTGGATATGACCAAGATGACGGATACTGCTGCGGCAGATGAGTTCGTCCAGGCCATTCATCGTGGAGTGAACCAGATCATCCAGGGTACGTTTGTCGGTGAGAATACGGCATGGAGTCACGACGCAATTGGTCGGATCATGACGCAATTCCGTACATTCAGCATCACCAGCATCGAGAAGCAGTGGGCACGCCAACGTGGGAACGTGGGTACTGCTAAATCCCTCGGAATTATTATGGGGGCAATGTCCCTTGCTGCGCCACTTTATATGGTGCGGACTTACCTGTCTTCTATCGGCAGGGCTAACCAGCAAGAATACCTCGATAAGCAACTGTCTCCGTACCGCATAACGCGGGCCACGATGAACTACGTTGCTGCCTCGGGACTGTCTGGTGATCTACTAGATGCGATGACTGCTATAACCGGAGCTGAGACACAATTCGGTGGGCAGGGTGGGTCAGCAGCCAGCAAGAGCTTTGTAGGCAATATGGTGGCACCTGCCCTTGGTACAGTAGATGACGCATGGAAAGCGTTGCAGAATACCAAGGACGGCACAGACCCATCAGGGCTACTTAAGGTTCTTCCGGGAAGCAAGATCCCCTGGATTGCACCAGCGATCAACGCACTCGGTGATTAATCGGTACCGATATTAGACAACCCTCGGCCTATCCCTACTCTGGGGTAGGCCAACCCTTTAACTGGAGGCCCATATGGCAACCGCAACTCTTACTCTTGGTAGCCAGAATCGTTGGTTGGCTGACGGGTCTACCACTATCTGGAACTTCAATTTTGTTGGCGGCTACCTCGCCTCTGACACGGTACTTGCATATTCATTCCTGACGGATGAGGCAGTACGCATAGACCATACATTGGAATTCATCAGTGCATTCCAAGTCCGCATCACTCCAGCGGTTGCCGATGGACGCACGCTAGTCATCTATCGAGATAGTAGTAATGGCGGTCTTCCGCGTGCTGACTTTACTGATGGCGGCGGTATCACGGAATCCAATCTTGACTTGATGGCAAAACAATCCGTCTTTGTCTCAGAAGAGGTAAGGGATTTCATAGGTATTACTACCGAGGCCGATCTTGCATCGGCCCTACTAGCAACATCAAATAACGCTGCTGCCTCTGCTGCTAGTGCTGCTTCTGCTGCGGTTAGTGCCGATCAGGCGGAAGTAGCTAATGCAGCAAGTGCCATTAATGTCAGCCTAGCTGAGGGATATAAAACAGCGGCAGAGCTTGCCGCCGCTAATGCGGCTGTTCCTGCTGCGGCACTGGCGGCAAAGCTCGTTGGAACGGGATCGGGACAAGGAGGCGTTAATGTGGGCCTGCGAGACACTGCGGGCAACTGGAACGCGACAGACCTTGAGGTACTCGCTACCGAAGTCGCCGACACGTCGGCCTATGTCAATCTATTCCGATTCTTCACGGACGCTCAGCGAGCTGACTACATCGCCCGCACAGCGCAACTGAACTACGCAGCGGCGCTCGATCTTTCCTCGGCCATCCAGACGGCGATCTACACCACGTATGCAGCCGGGCGCAACCTGTACTGTCCTGCTGGCTCGGCGAAGATCGTCACGGGTCTGGAAGCGCCGACGAACACGGCAAGTTACGAGGACCGGGGCGACGCCTGGCACATGTTGGGGCAGGGTGCGGCTCAGACCTTCGTGCGGCAGAGCAAGGGCACGGTCTTTGTCACGTCCACCGACACGCCGATCCTTCGCTACCACCAGCGGCGCGGCATGCCCACGGCGGGCGGCAATACGCGGGTTAATCACATCCGCTTCGAGCAGCGCAACGTAGCGGCGGCGAGCCCGGTTGTGTTGTGGGATTCGATGTCTGAGTATGCGGACTTCAGTTGGAATCAAATCATTCAGTTCGGCACCGGTAACGGGCTGGAGGTCACGTATCACATCAAGGGCAACATCACGCACAACTTTGTGATGTGCGGCGATTACTTCACTGGCGGCAAGTCTGCGGCGGGCATTGCCTTCAATATCCCGAGCGCGGCAGATTCCGGGCTTCTCACCATCAAGAAAAACTCCGCCCGTAATTTCCATTGGGGCTATGTGATCGGTGATGGGGTCAACGACCCGAGCGGTACGCGGGTTGAGCAAAACGAGGTATCATTCTGCACAAACGGGTTTTGGATCAAACCGCTTGTCACGTCATGCACGCTCGACAACAACTTCACCGAAGGCATCACGGGTACGTGCGTCAGGGATGACGGCATCTGCACGAAGATTCGCGGCGGCATGCACTACACCGGCTTTTCCATCGGCATTGACGCGAGCAACGTCACCAGCAACTACGGCACGGTGATCGAGGGCAACTACCTCGAAACTGCTGGTGTCATCCCGTGCACGCTGATTAAAGTCAACAGCGGCGGGCCGACAAAGACGGTGCGGGAGAATCACCTGCTGTTCTCTGCGAGCGGCGGCGTAGTGCCCGGCGTGGTCGGGCTGGACATTGCAGGGAGCCCGGCGCGCATCAACCACCATAGCAACGCCTTCAATCCTCGCGGGCGGTGGGTCGGCGGCGCCGGGACCATCAAGATCAACGACACGACCACAGCGGGGGCCTACGGGCTAGGCACAGCGAACGACGTAGACCAAGAGGTTCCCGCACTTCGGCGCGGCGCCATGTCGCTCGCCCTTGGCGCGGTGGTGCTGACGAACTCCGATCTGGTCGGCAACAAGCTGACGGTGGGCGACCTGAGTTTCTATCAGGTGAACGGCACGGCTGCGACGATCAACGAAATCAGCTTCGTGAACACGCGCCACGGTCAGCGCATCCTGTTCGAGACAACGACCGGCAATCTGATGGTGTTCACGAACAGTGCGCTGATGAAACTCGCAGGCGCTGCGACGTTTACCGGGCCTGGAACGATTGAGTTTGTCTGCACGGTCAGCGGCTCGACGGTGACGGCAAAGGAAGTCGGGCGAACTGTGTTCTAAACAAGGAGTAAATATGAACATGCAAACCGTGACTGAAACAGTCAAAGCTGCGCCACCAGTCACGGTGGGCGTGACCATGATCTGGGGCCTTCCTCTATCGGAGTGGGCACAGATTGCCGCCATTGTGTGGACACTCTTCCTTATTATCGAGAAGGCCCCGGTCGTGTGGCAAAGGCTTTCCGATCTTTACAAGAAACTGCGGGGAACCAATGGCAACAGCGAGTGAGCAAGAACTAGGCGACATGCATGGGGCTGTGGCGCGCCAACTCACCACTATCCTTCGGGATGGGGTGCAGGTAGACAAGGGGGAGTCCGTGGTTACGGTCACGGCCCCCGCTGCGTACTTCGCAGTGGCAGTGACGATGCTGAAGAACAACAATATCACTGCTGCCAAGGATAACGAGGCCCTTAAGGGCCTCCGTGACGAACTGGCTGCTCGCCGGTCTAAGGCAAAGGGCAAGCTTAACAACCGCGCCCTGGCTGATGCCAATGAGCAGTTGGACCGTGAACTAGGCTTCGGTAACTAGGACCATCAATGAACGCAAGAGAAGGCGCCGAACAGGCAGAGCTGCGCTGGGAGCGGCTACGCATGCTCCAGGCTCACTATTCCTCATTCGTGCCCTTCCTGCACGATGTGATGGAAGAGCTTGGCTTTGACACCAGCGAGATACAGGAGGACATTGCAGGATATATTGCCTATGGTCCTCAGTACCTCATGGTGCAGGCCCAGCGGGGGCAAGCCAAGACCACTATAGCCGCAGCCTTTGCGGTGTTCTGCCTGATCCACTCCCCGGCACACCGTGTTCTCATTGTGTCTGCCGGTGGCACACAGGCAGTTGAAATTAGCACTTTGATCGTTCGCATCATCACGACGATGGAAGTGCTGGAGTGTATGGTCCCGGATAAGATGGCGGGTGACCGCACATCCGTAGAGGCATTCGACGTACACCATAGCCTCAAGGGCATTGACAAGTCCCCATCAGTTGCATGTGTTGGTATTGACTCCAACCTACAGGGCAAACGTGCGGACTTGCTTATCCCTGACGATATCGAGTCCAGTAAGAACTCCGCGACTCCGATGCAGCGACAGAAGCTCCTGCACTTGACCAAGGACTTCACGTCCATCTGCTCTACTGGCCGGATTATCTGGCTTGGTACTCCGCAGACTATGGACTCCATCTACAACAGCCTGCCAGCCCGTGGCGTGACTGTTCGTATTTGGCCTGGGCGGTATCCTACCCCCAAGCAAGTGGAGTTCTACGGCGCTAACCTTGCGCCTCTGATCATTGCCCGGCTTGCCCGAGATCCTAGCCTAGCCACTGGCGGTGGGCACATCGGCAATCAAGGTCAGGCCCTGGACCCAGTATTGCTGGACGAGCACACTCTCCAGAAGAAGGAACGGGACCAAGGTGAGGCATACTTCCAGCTTCAGCACATGCTCAATACGAGCCTGTCTGACGCCCTACGGTACCCACTCAAGCCTGAGAAGCTGATCCTGCTGCGTACTGACCTGCAGAATGCACCTATCCATGTGGTGCGTGGCATCACTGATGGTTCCCTGGTTGACCGCCAAGTCTGCGGCTTCCCATTCAAGATTGCTACGCCGGCGCACATCGCATCGGAGTTCCGCAAGTTCACAAGCATCTGGGCCTACGTCGATCCTGCCCCTGGGGGCGCTAACGGTGACGAGACTGCCTATGCTATAGGTGGCTTCCTATCTGGCAACCTGTTCGTACTATCCGCTGGGGGCATCCCCGGTGGCTACGAGCTAGAGAAGATGCAGTGGCTCGCTGACCACATGAAGAAGTACAAGGTGGATGGGGTAACCATCGAGAAGAACATGGGCTTCGGTGCCTTCCGTCAGATATGGCAACCTGTGCTGTACAAGACACACAAGTGCCAGCTTGATGACGACATGGTATCTGGGAATAAGGAGGCCCGGATCATCGGTACCCTATCGCCCATGATGGGGCGCGGTGCCATTATAGTAGACGAGTCTGTTATTGAAGAGGATGAGGAACGGGCTGCTGCCCATGCCCCGAATCTTCGGCAATCCTACAGCTTGTTCTTCCAACTTGCAAAGCTGACCCAAGTCAGGGGCGCACTGGTCCATGATGACCGCGCTGACGCCCTTGAGGGGTTGGCTAGACACTTCACACACGCTATGGCAGAGGACCAAGATCGAGTCTTGGAGGCCGAGCGCAAACGTGCGTTTGACGAGATGATGCGTGATCCCATTGGGCATAATCGCTACTCGAACTCATCGCAGCCCGTATTCGCCTCAATGCTGAAGCGTAGACGGTAGTCCGTTCCCCGTAACTGGGGCTATGTCCGGTAGAACCCGGACCTCTCGCAAAGGAACATCATGCGTTATACTACTCTCCCCTCTCCTGGCGTCATCACTCGCGGCCATGAACTCCGCAACCAAGCTGCCCAGGCCATCTCCCAGGTGGAGATTGTCGCCAAGCGTACTGCTGGCGGCAAGACCCGCGCTGCGGCTAGTCTATCCGCTTTCTTCACGGCTTGCGCCACGGCCCTGAACTCCTACACTGACCTCACGTTGCCGACGGTTAGTACCCGCGTGCGTACTGCTGTGAATACGCTTACGGTAACATTCAGCGAGGCCCTGGAAACCACGGTAACTCCGGCGCTTTCTTCGTTCGTGTTCACTCCCGCCCGCACTGTCACCGCCATCTCGGTGGTTGGTAGCACGGTGGTGGTAACTGCCACTGGGGTCATTGCCACGGATAGCGTGACGTACACCAAGCCCGCTACTAACGGTATCCGGGACAAGGCCGGCAATCAAGCCGCGACCTTCACAGGCGTCATTGCGTAATGCTTACCGTTGGGGAGTACATCAAGGTGCACGGGCATAAGCCCGTTGTGCCTACTCCCCGGCTTCTGTGGTACTGGTGGAACAGGATCAATGATGAACTGTTCTCTGGCTCTGCTACGGTAGACACGATATCTCTTGCGCCTATAGACTGGCCGGCAGACTGTGATGGTGAGGATCTTCGGGTGTCATCCACCTGGGGCTTTACCCGCGCATACCTACTATCTACCCTGGCACATGAGATGATCCATGTCCTACAGTGGCATCGTAGCCGTCCACTAGACCACGGTAAGTTCTTCCAGATACAAGCAACAAGACTGCAGAAAGCCCTTAGGGTAGCGGTCAGATAGGACGTGTATGTCACTTCTTTCTAATAGAACCCCTGTTCCAGGGATCAGATATCAATACCCGGCGTCAGGGGGTGGGCTTCCTGCAGTTACCGGCGCGATCTACACCAAGCCCCGGCTGCTGGTGTTCGGCAACTCGATTGCAGCGCAGTCCGGGGTGGCCTTCGACGGTGTGAACAACTCGGGCGGCTCGGACCAGCGCGCCAGTACGGCGACATTCGTCGCTGGGTCAGCGCAGACAATCGCAGCGGCCGCAAAAATCGCCATCAGAACTTATACCGGCGAAGTCGAAACGGACGTTGTGGCGTCGGTGGTGGCGGCATCGACGAGTATTCCGCTTGTCACGCCGACCCGCAAAATGGTTCGGGCATCAAGCAATGGCACGTTTACTGTCTACACTACAGACCAGCCATCGAATATCCGGCAGAACCTCGGCATAGTAAGTTGTGCGCTGGCGATGCTGGGTTACCCGGTCGAAATCATCAATCCATCCTATGGGTATGGCGGCGCGACTATTCAGCAAATGGTTGCCGATCTGCCGAACTTCCTGCGCCGCACGCGACCGCAGTATGTCGCGCTGCACCTGCTCGAAAACAACATGACGACGGGCGAGAGTTTCGAGACTGTGCTGAAACCGCTGCTGAACAAGGCCGTCGAGGAATGTCTGCGGGCCGGTGCGGTGCCGATTGTCTACAGCGCCGTGCCATCTACCACGGTCAACGATGCGCCGAAGTCTGCCGTTTGGGACGCGCAAAGCACGTACATTAACGGCGGGGGATTGGTGGCGAGGTATCCGCTGTGCAAGACGGTCGACGTGTCCACGCCGTGGCTCAATACAGCAGCGTCCACATCGCGCCCACCTGTGGCTGGTGTGGCGACGGATGGCATCCACCCGGACGGCAACCGGCGCTTCTACTGCGCAGCGTTCACTCTGCCTACGCTGCAAGCCTTCCTGCCAACCTACATCGGTGACCGGGTGGGCGCGGCGATCAACGCAAACCCGACGCTTTCAGGCTCTGGCGGCAGCGGGTCGGGCGCAGGATTCTCGGGCAGCGTGGCAACGAGTTATTCAGTCGCTGCCGCTGCCGGCGTGACGGCGGTCGCATCGAAGAATGCGGACGGTTCACAGAAAATCGTTTTCTCGGTGTCTGGTGCGTCTAATATCAGCAGCACGGATTGCCTGCTTACCAATGCCAATTTGGCGATGCCCACGAATTTCGGTCCAGCCACTGCATTGCGCGGCTGGGTTAAACTGCGCATCAACTCGCAAGCGGCAATGGCTCTTATTTATCCGCAAATCACATTCAGCGGCGGCGAAGTGCATTCGAGCGGCCAGAATGAAACCAATATGGCGGCAGACTCCGAGCTTATCGGCCAGATCATCACGGTCGATCTGGCGGCAGTGCCTGTGCCGGGCGGTGCCACTACGGCGTCAATGTCGCTGCGCATTCGGCCTCAGACAGTCGGCAGTCCATCAGGCACAGCAATGGATGTTGATGTGATCGAGATGGGCATTGAGCCCGCAAGCATCGCCTAAACCAATCCCCTGCCGGTGAGTATTGACTTCCCGGCAGGCGCTCCTGGGCCGTGGAACGCCCCTTCCAGCCCGTGGAACACATGGGTCTACCCAACCATACGTCCCCATCCTCCAGCGCCTCCACGGGCCTCCTGGTGGATGGGCTCGTTTCATTGAAGAAAGCTATGAAAGAGCGTAAACTATGCATTGCGGTTATCGCCATGCTACTCATTAGTGTCCTTGCATGGTTCAAACTGGCTGATAGTGGTGTCCTAACCAGTATCAGTGGCTTGGCCGTGGCCTATATGACGAGTAATGTCAGCCTGAAGGGCATGGGCAAGGAAGCATAAGTGTGCCGAGGGTGTTACCTGTAGAGAAGAAGGTGACCTAGTGGCATACTCAGTACGAAAGTGAACTATAAAATGGTTTGCGATAGCGAGGGGGCAACTCCGACCACCGTGTGCGCGTGCGCCCCCGTGCCCCTATGCGCATGCGGGCGCTTCCAGACCGCGCTGGCAGGCGTGTAGGATAGGAGGCGCGCTGGCATGGCGCATGGGCAGGGACGTAGGGTAGGCAGGGGCGATGCCTGACAGGCGCTGCAAGGGGCCATCCAAGGGCACGGCGGGGCATCCTGGGCGTGGTGGGATGGTAGCGAGGGCACCCGGGGCCGCATCTCTCTGTTTTGCCTCATGCCCTGCTTAGCCTTTGGCCCGCATAGTCCTAGCTAATCCCTGCCCTCTTGGTAGTCCTAGCGTGGTCCCCTTAATAGACAACATGCCGGATAGACCTAGCCTAGTGAGTGCCTGATCTATCTGAAGATACACAAGCAGCCATGCGCAGGGTCCAGCCGGTTAGCCCTGCCCAGTAAGCACCCTCCCTAGCTTCCAGTAAGCACCCTCCCTAGCTCCTCCCTAGCTCCTCCCTAGCTAGTGCCTAGCTTCCAGCCCCGCCCTAGTCCGTAGTGCCCAGCGCCCGGGTAGTGAGTTCCCTAGCCCCTAAGCACCTGCCTGCGCTGGCGCTTGTCAGTAGGCCTGCTAGTTAGAATACCCGAGTAGTCTAGTCCGGCTTTCCCTTGTCAGGTTCGTGTAAGGAATAGTGGTTAGTCTTGCTACCAAGGTTGAAACAGACCTAGGCAGTAAGCCCCGGCAGCGGAGCTAGGTAGCAATACCTAGCAAGTAGCAAACAGCAAGGGCTTGACAGAGTACCTGGGTTCTGTCAGACTAGAGGCCTCGGTTAGCAAGGTGCTTAGGCAACGAACTAACAGGGGTTGACAGGCTGGCAGAATCCGGTTAGACTGGATGCCAGTAGATAGGTAGCAGGTGTAAGCCCTGTTGTTCTTTAGACCCATAGCCTAGGGTATAGGCCAGTCACCTGTAAGGGTGTGTGCGACACGGGAAGCAGCCTAGGGAACTAGGTGAGCGGCAAACAACCCGGCGTTAGCGGAGTGCGCTTGATCCTAGCAATAGGGGAGAGTGTGCAATGCGTACTTGGCATACGGTGTGTACCTACCGACAAAGACAAGGGCAGAGTCTGGTGTGAAGCCCAGGCGTTCCCTAGGCGGAGTTCTGAGGAAAGCACATGAGAAAGTGTCGTGATTTAGGACAAACTTAGGGGAGAGCTGAACCAACTGGAAAATGGTTCCGATGCAAGCACGTAGAACTTGATGTTAGCTTCGCAGTGAAAGCAAACCCATTACGGGGCATCTTAGGGTGTCCCTATACTGGCCTAGGCCAGATCAGATAACATACTGCATAATGCGTAACCCATAGGACCTTGCCCTAGTATGTTCACATGCTTGTGTTATCTGATCTGCCTTAGGGTGGACCATGATTAATCTATCTAAAGGAATGATATGAAGACCGTGATTATCTCCGATCTGACCAAGTTGGCTGCGGCCATTGTGTCCATCAAGACCCGTGGTGCCAAGCTGGATACCGATATCCAGATCGCCGCTATGTCCGCTGCTGCGCACTTCAACAAGTGCGGGGATGTGGGCTACCTGAATCGCCTGTATCTGGCACTGAGCAAGGGTGCTCGGCATATCGCCATGACAGAGTGGATGACCCAGTTCGCTGGTGTGTCTGCCAACGAAGGCGAGAGCAAGGACACCACTCCGTTCATCAAGGACAAGAATAAGGTTGTGGACTTGGAGGGCGGCGACGCTCTGCCCTGGTACGAGTGCAAGCCCAGCCCTAAGCCTGACGAAGTGCTGGATTACTTCGCCTTGCTCATGAAGGTGGCGACCAAAAAGGCCAAGAAGGACCAAGAGGTCAAGCACGCCGCTGTTCTCCAGCGTGTGTTGGACACCCTCAAGGCGTACAACGACGAGATCGAGGCCAATGCTTCCACCGAGGGTGTGGACGAGACTGCCGACGAGACTCTGAATAAGGTCTGACCTACATTCCCTAGGTCTAGGCGCAAGCCTGGGCCTAGCCATGTGTGTCTTTAAACCCGTAAGCCCTGTGTGATAACAGGCCGGTAATCCTGCACTTCTGCTGGGTGTCTAGCTAGCGAAGGCAGTGTGCGCAAGCGTAGTAGCCATTGGATTGGTTCTGTGCGCAGAAGGAGTTATGTCCTATGATTTGGGGTATAGATACGGGCTGTAGACCATATGCCCGCAACAAGGTCGCGCCATAACACAGGGCGTTGCGTATAGTGCTGTGTACCAGGGCCGCGCATAATCGTCGCATAGTGCCTGTAGTATATAGGCGTGTCCTAATAGTTCATGCCAGCGTGTAGTGTGCAAGCGTATGCAGACACACATTACCGCACTTAACCTGCCCTGCCGTCGTGCTGGGGCCGTTCGTTGTCATGTGAGTACAGCCCATTGACCAGACCCTGTGCACGGGTGATCTGGTCCTTGGAGTGTGTTCCTATGGAGTATCTATGTCACATACCGAAGAACTGTGGGCCGTAGTCAATGACACGGCCGCTACCCGCAATGAACGGGATGCGGCCAAGGAACTGATTGCGGACATCCAATGTGGCCGGCGCTTGTCCATCGCATGCATGAGCATCGTGGCACAGTACCTGCGCAAACAACAGCGGCAAGACCGCTACGGAAAGTAGATCATGGCTAGCCTGTTCTATTCTATGTGTGCCTTGCAGGTTCTGCGGGCGTATGCAGATGCCTGCGAGAGTGGGGCGAACTTCTGTGAGTATCTTCAACCTGACCACTATCCGGAAAGCGAATGAAACATACCATCGTCAACAGCCTTGTGGGCGTGTTCCTTGTGATCGTCCTCCTGTGCGTGTTCCCGTGGGCGTTGCCGGTTGCCATTGCTGCGGCTGTGTGGCACTTCATTGGGTGGCTGTTCAAGCCTGATCAGGACTGATTGCACATTCCCTAGGCATTGTGGTGCCTAGCCATGTGTGTTCAACCAAGGAGAAGCTCATGCCTGAAGCATGGATCAAGGGGTATATCTCGGATTGTACTGGCCGATTCGAGCGTGACTTCCAGCGCGGCTTTGTGTCGTGGTGGTTTACCATCAATATCGAAGATGGCGCCGACGCTATGGGCGTCCTGTGTATGGGAGGCGAACTGTAATGCGCCACATCACCTTTCAATCCGCTTGCATCCTTGCTGCGCTGTGTGCCGCCTTCTTGGTGGCCTGCCCTGCGCCTGCCCATGCTAGCAAGGCCCGCGAGCTAACGGCAGCATGCAAGGACAATCCGCAACACCAAGTGTGCCTTGACCTCGCAGTCAAGAAAGCCAAGGCCAAGGCCCGCGCTGACGCCAAGCTGCAAGCTCAGATCGACGCTGTTACCGGCAAGTAACGTCCATACCTTAGGCATCTATGTGGTGCCTAATCATGTGCGCTATTGCACTGCTACTGGAGCCATCATGGCTATCCGTTCATTCCAACAGATCATGGACGCCCACGAAGCTGCTCAGGAGATGCTGCGTAGCCTGGAAGTGGATGTGCGTGACACCCTGGCTGACGCCAAGGCCGAACTGGAGCGTTTCCGTGCTCCTGTTGTTACTGCCTCGGCGCCAAAGGCATACGATGACTACAAGGCCGGCGACACCTTTGTGATGGTGCACAATAACTACGGCAGTGTCACAGTAGGCGCTACTTATACATTGGAGAAGGAAACCCGACAAGGTGGTCTGTTCTTCCGCGACAACGATGGTGATCCCCGCCACTTCTGCTCGTGGTGGCTGATGGCGGATTGATCCCTCATATCCAGGGCATTATGTGCCCTGTAATGAGTGTTCAACAACGATGGTGACTACCATGCAATTGTATCCTTCTGGTTATTCTGCTATGTCCCGCAGCGGGGAGTGGCTTGCTGATTTGTGCAGGCAGCTTGCCGCACCGACCGAGAAATTCATGAAACTGGTAGAAGCTGACACAATCATGGTGCGAGGTAATAGTGGCACGTCTGTGGCGTATGCCATGCATGTGCTGTTTCCTGGGCGCTTCCAGTGGGTAGTGGCCCGCAAGGCGGAAGAGCAATCTGCGTCCCATGGTGAGCTGTTCGAGCCCCTAAGTAGTGTGCGGGTACAAGTTACCAAGTATGTGATACTGGATGACTTCGTGGCAAGTGGGCGCACTGTGGCTGGAATAGTCCAAGATGTTGCCGGGGGCGCCGACTGCGTTGGTCTTGTTCTATACGAGCCAGGGAAGGACTCCGGTGCTCCCTTCCGCCTCACCAAGAAGACCCTTGATGTAGGTGGCCAATACGACACCCTAACACGGTAAGACTCACATTCCCTGCGCCCTTCGGGGCGTAGCCATGTGCGCCTTTGCACTGCTTCGGAGACTACCATGTCTGCCAATCGCCCCGGTTACTGCCAAGTCATCCACCAGAACTTCAACAAGGGTGACAAGGTCATGCTCAATCCCACCCTGCCTCCTCCGTTCGGCAAGTCCAAGGCCGGCGGCCTTACTCGCTGGGTTCGGTACACCCTGATCGAGGACATGGACAAGGCAGGTATCCTGCGCTTCCGTGATGATCACGGATTCCTGAGGCACCGTAGTGTCAAGGACTTCGTGGTGATCGCTCCATAATTCTCAGCGCGGCCAATCCGTGGGCCGCATGGGATAGCGTTGTCAGACGCAGTGCACTACTCCGCACTATCTGACCCTGTGCCGCTCACCTGTCGTTCAGGTATTGCGGGGAGTACACAGGAGAACACACAGAACAGCTCTGATGCGAGAGGCGGGGA